ATTTGTTTTACCAACGTTAATGATTGATAACGGAATACGACAATCTGAAACAAAAGAAGAAAAAGTATTTGTTGCTGGGAATTGGACAAGTACATATCGTGGTTTTGACGCTTGGTCTATAGCTTGTGAGTTTGACTTACCGATGGTTGGCTACAAAACTGGTAAGTTTAAAAGTGGAGAAGAACAAAATGGAGTTGAGTATTTACCATGGATGGTGTGGTCTGACTTTATGTTTGAATTATCAAAATACAAATATGCTGTACAATGTTATCCCGCGTCTGCTGGACAATTCCCTTTAAATTGTTCGTATTTAGGCATCCCTTGCATTGGATACAATGATGTAAATACGCAAAAATATCTACACCCAAATTTAAGTGTAGAACGTGGTGATATAGTCACAGCAAAAGAATTAGCAAACAAATTAAAATCTGATAGGGACTTTTACAAAGAGTGTAGTGAGTCAACTAAAGAATTATACAATCAATTATACTCCGAGTCTGTATTTATAGAAAAGGTAAAATCTATATTATGAAAATATTAGTTACAGGTGGTGCTGGTTTTGTTGGAACAAACCTCATCAAAAGATTATTAAAAGATGGTCATGATGTTTCTTCGTTAGACAACTATTCGACCGGTCTTAAATCTAATGAAATAAGTGGTTGTCGGTATTGGGTTGGTGATATTCAACACATATCCACAATGGATACGGATTTTGATGTAGTATTTCATATGGCAGCTATTGCTAGAATTCAACCATCATTCGAAATGCCTGAAGATTATATTAATACAAACTTTAACGGAACATACGAGGTTGTTAAGTTTTGTATAAACAATGATATTAAATTAATATATGCTGGGTCTTCTTCTAAACACAGCGGTAGATTTAAAAACCCATACACATTCTCAAAAGATTTGGGTGAGGATATTATTACTCTATATCAGACCCATTTTGGATTATCAGCCTCTATTGCTAGGTTCTACAATGTTTACGGACCACATCAGTTACTTGAAGGGGGTTACACCACTTTAATTGGTAGGTGGATTAATAACTTGAGTAAAGGTATTGCTTGTGAAATCTATGGTAATGGTGAGCAACGTAGAGATTTTACTCATGTAGATGACATTGTAGATGCGTTGGTATTGATTATGGAAAAGAAATCATATGGTTATGAATTTGAATTGGGTAGAGGTAAAAACATTTCAGTAAATGAAGTTGCAAAGATGTTCGGTATTAATCCTATTTACAAAGATGGTAAGCCGGGAGAAGCACTACATACATTAAACACGGATTCTACGACCATGGAAATCTTGGGTTGGACTCCGACTCGTGAGCTTGAAGACTATATTAAAAAATTATACGCATGCTAGACCAAAGAATAACATTTGTAATTCCATCAAGAAATAATCTTGAGTTTTTAAAATTATCATATAAATCAATCAAAGACCTGGGTGGTAATCACGAGGTTTTGGTATTAGATGACGCTTCAACCGATGGTACATCGGAGTGGATTAGTTCTTTAAATGATGACAAACTGATTACATATAGAAATAATGGACCTGAACGTATTGGAATTGTTGGTATGTTTGATAAAGGTATTCAAATGGCAAGAACTCCAATTATTATGGCATTTCATGCTGATATGGTAGCATCTCCAAATTTAGATAAGAATATTATCAAACACCTAAAACCATTAACAGTTGTATCAGCTACACGGGTTGAGCCACCATTACATCCACCGGGTGTTGAAAAGATTACATTAGCTTGGGGTAATGAGGTTGATGAGTATGATTATGACATGAACGTAATAAACTTGTTACAACTTGAGAATCAAAACAAAGATAAAACTACTGAAGGTATATTTGCACCATGGTGTATGTATCGTGAGGATTTTCTATCAATCGGTGGTCATGATGAACTATTTGCTCCACAATCAAAGGAAGACTCCGACTTATTCAATAGGTTTCTACTTAATGGATATCAGCTGATTCAGAGTTGGGATGCTCTCGTGTATCACTTTACATCTCGTGGTAGTAGATTTAACAAACACGCTGGTGGGTCTGCTGGTGTAAACTCCGAAGAATGGATTCACACCACGACCAAGAATGGTAGAAATTTCATTCGTAAGTGGGGACATTTTGTAAAACATGATGTGTACATGAAACCGTTAATTCCACATAAATACAATATTCAGTTTGACATCACAAATTGTGACATGAAATTTTTAGAGATGTTAGAACCGTGGTGTGATGTAATCAATACCGATTTACCACAAGAAGTGATTGCTGAGTATATTAAAAATGAACAGTCAAATACTAAATTCGACTTATCAAAACGTATAAATGTGAATGAGAATTCGGACGTTATTGTACAATTTGATGTTAAACGAATGACAAATCAGTCATTTCAATTCATCCAAAATATGTCAGAAATCTTCGATTTTAACAACTTTGAAATCGGTGAGTACGAATTTGACATATTTAATGTAAAGGTTAATCGTGTAAAACACTATGAAGATGGCCTTATAAAACTATGAGATATTTTATATTACTACCAGATGATACCGAGAAAGATGTTGATTACTCAACCAACATATTAGGAGAAGTATCGTTTAAGAATTTTTGGGCCGAACATGGTTTTGAAATATTAATCCGATTGGTAGAGAAATATCCAGACACCCTTGAAGCGGTGGTTATAAAAGATGAAAAAAACAAATCTTATTCCGTAGAAGAATTCTTGGACGTTATTAAAAAGCTGAAAGTAATCCGACATGGCTAAACTTAATGTTAATCAATTCGATTTTAGTGAAATTCAACACGCTGGTTATGAAAAATTTAAACCCAAAAAGAAAAATAAAGTTAAAGAAGACATACTCGAATCATCGGGGAAGTCTGATAGTGGGAGAAAAGGTGACTCTCATATCAGTAAACGAACAAAAGCAAGAAGGTAGGATAGAAGACCCATTTGGAATCGAATGGGATATACCACTTGACTTTTTAGAGATAGCTTAATATTTATTCTTATGATAGAAGAATCATTTAATACACCCGAATTCAAAGCACTACCTTGGAAGACACGGTTTTGGATTCGATTAAAGGTAGCATTTTTTGCTACAATTGGAGCCCTATGAAACATTGGACATCGGTTAGAGCCGTATACTTGTTAATGTCACTTGTATTGTTGACATCAATTTTGTTGAGCAATTGGTATGTTGTTTTATTTGTAGTGATAATGCTACAAGCTGGAGTTTGGACCAAGGTATGTCCATCAAAGTGGATTTTTGAAAAAATAGGATTCAAAAAGTCGGAGCTATGACGTGTCGGCTCTCGATGGAATATCAGTTAGGTCACGAGTAGCACTTTTAGTAGCTGCTGTGATTATGTTTACGTTCTTCGCTGTACAATCATGTATTGTTTTTGGAATTTGTAAAAATTCATATGAACTAGCCGTATTTGGATACTCATGTGTAATTGCGTTTATGCCACCCTTTTTCATGGTGGTTATGGAATTCTTACGAAATAAACAAACTACATCAAATGACCTTAAAAAGAAAAATATATATCTTGAACACGCCGCAAAGATAATCAGACATGATATGCATAGCGGTATTAACACTTACTTACCTCGTGGTGTTAAGTCTTTAAGACGTAGACTTGATGACGACAAAATCAAAGAACTTGGAATTGGGGCTCCACTACAATTAGTGGAAGATGGGTTACATCATGCTCAAAAGGTATATGCTGGGGTATATGAGTTTACAAATCTTGTAAAACAAAATTCACAACTAACAAAAACCACTTGTGATATTAAACATATATTAGAAGATTATTTAAGACTTACCGCTTATAAAAACCAAGTTATACTTGATAGTAATTTACCAACCATAGATGTAAATGAAGCTTTATTTTGTACTGCTATTGATAATCTAATTAGAAATGGATTAAAGTATAATGATTCACCAACAAAGTGGGTAAAAATATACAAAGAATCAACCGAAGATGGTAAGTCCTACATAGTTATAGAGGACAATGGTAGAGGTATGACCCAAGACGAGTTTGACATATTATCACAACCTTATCAGAGAAAAGAAGGTCAGGTAGAAAGTGGAACTGGATTGGGGTTGAATATATGTACTGAAATATTAAAAGAACACGGCTTTAAAATAAGAGCTTATAAGACTGATTGTGGAACAAAACTAATGGTAAGGGTATGATTCAATCTTTAATGTTAATTGATGACGAAAATTTATTTCATCTCGTATTCGAGGATGCTTGTTCATTGCTTGATATAGCGCTTTCAATGGAAGCGTTAGATTCATCTGATGAAGCTGATAAAAAATTCAAGGAGTGGTTTCCTGATGACGTGAATCATGAAAGACCTGAATGTGTGTTTGTTGATTTGAACATCATCGGGTCATCTTTTGATGGTATTGAGATGATTCGTAAAATAAACTATGAATATGGTAATGGGTGTGTGATTGGTATCATATCATCATCAGAGGATATTGAAGAAATCGAAAAGGCAAAAAAAGTTGGTGCTCAGTTTTGGATTATAAAATCAGATGACATTGAACCACGTTTAATTGAGTTTAAAAAAGACTATGAGGGGTATCGAAATAAAACAGCCCCGTTTAAAATATATAAATAAAAATGGTTGTTGGAAAAGTTACGAGAGATGGGTTATTAGAATTATCCAAAAAGAAAATATATCTTGAGGGTAATATATTAAAGATTCTACAAGCCGAAGCCGGTGATGTTGAGTTTGAAACCTATCTAAAAGATTGTATTGTTAGAGATGTTTCTTCTCGTAAAAAGAGACTAGAAGTAACAAAACAAGTACAACAACAAAATAAAGAATTAGAAGTAGCAGCGGCTAACACGTCTAAATTGATGGAAGAGTTGAGAGTTGCATTAGATGAGTCTGAAATGTTAAGAAGTCAAGCTGAACAAGCTAAAGACAAAGCACTCGATGACCTTGATATAATGCAAAAACGAACTCAATTTGAATTAATAGGTACGATTGTTAGGGTTGCTTTATTTGTGATAATTGGGGTGGGTGTAATTACATCGGTAATGTACGCTATAGCAATGATGGCTGGTCAAGATACGCAAATCATAGGTTCTACATGGAGCAATATGTTTGGTATTCTTTTGACAAATGCATTTTCAATAGTTGGTACTATTATGGGTGTTAAATATGCTACCGACAATGGTAACTCGAAAGAGTAAATTATTATATTAGAATAGTCAGAAGCGGCCACATATTGTGGCTGCATATATTTTATAAAGGAGTACGATGGATACAACTTCAGTACAACCGGCCGTACCTGATTTTGGTGTATTTAATCAATTGGGTGATTACGGTCCGTTAGGATTAGCTGTACTTGCGCTTGGGTATGTAGCTTGGATGTTTTTAAAACGCCAGTGGGCTGAAAAAGACAGACTAAAAGAAGAATTAAATAATACAAAGAAACGTAAGAAATAATGTCTTTTGGTCCGTTTGAAGTATTAACTCAATATGGAGTATTGGGTTTTGCCGTTTTAGGATTGGGTTATTTGTGTTGGGTGTTTTTAAACAAACTAATGCAGAGTGAAGAAGAGTATAGAAAACGAGTAGAATACTTGGAAGAGGAATATCGTGATTCATTGGAAGAGAAATTGACCGAAAGTACCGAAAACTCTAAAAGTTTAAAAGAAATCGTTATCATGTTTTTAAGTGGTAAAAAATGAAAAGAAAGATACTCATAGTAATCACAGCATTTGTAGCATTGGTTTGTTTACAAATATTTTCAAGTGGTCATGGTCACGTTGTCGTTGTTGAAGAAAACGTACAACTCACCGATGAGAATAAACAATTAACCACAGCAAATAAATCATTGCGTAGTACTGTTTCTAAATTAGAAACTCAAAATGAAGAACTTGTAGAAGAAAAACAAAACCTCGAAACCATGGTATCCGAGGTTATTGGGGATTTAGATAG